CCTCCTAATATATCATAAAGAACAATTCGTTCAGCTCATTTAGCACCATTAAATCAATGTTAAGAAAAGAATCACGTAATTGCATTAATAGTTCCGGGTAGCTTTTACTATCATTTTTACCCTTGATAGTTTCCAAATAATTTTCAGTCGTATCTAATTTTTTAGAATGGCTACCTTGTGAATCAGATGTTTGATTACCTGTATCAGTTCTTGTGTTCTGAACTGTAGCGTCATTAACATCAGCGCTAGTCATATAGGTATCATTTTCAAGCATACTAATCTTGCCTTGGGGTGTATCGCTATGCCTGTTTTTCTGATTGGTAGTTCCGTTGTCCGTAGTTGTATTAGATGCGTCCATTGTAACTGTTTCTGTGTTATTACCATTCTCTAAGTCATTACGATCTCTGTTAAAATTTCTGGTATAATCTACCGTGATAAAGGGATCGAATGCTAGTAATTCTGACTTGTAAAGCTGATTCATAAAAGGCATGATCTCGTTAAGCTTAATATCCAGTAGAAGTTTCCATTTTGAAACAGGTATATCGCATATTTCACGCATATAATATGTTTTCAAAATTTTGTTTTCAAGAGGAATGCGGTAAGCTTCATCAAAGATAGGAAAATCAAAATCAAAGATAAGAGGTCTTGCCTGATTAATCACGTCTTTGATCTGCGGATATGTTTCTCTCTCGGTTAGACCGATCATTCCTTCCATTACTGTCCTGAGTTCCATCGTATATTGTGCCACCGTCTTCCACCTCCATTTTCCGATATCGCACATCGATTTTGCCATTTGGCAATTCACTACCGAATAGATCGTTTATCATTTGGCACGCCTGCTTCCTTGCATCTAAGAAAGTCATTCTCTGCATGATGATCTGTTCTAAGTTACTGTCAACCTCATTTGTGATAAGCCTTTCTTTCTTATCTGTGTTGGCGTTGTTACCTCCTAAGAATGTAATAGCTTCATTCCATACGCGTGTCTTTTCCATTTCCAGATTGATGTAGCTTTCTGGAGCATCTGTTCTGAACACTTCCAGCATTTGTGAATTCATGTCCTTATCGCCAAATATCACAGGTTCATTACCTTCATAGCTTTTGTAGATACTCTTTAAGCTTCTCTGCTGTGCCTGTGAACCCTTAATAAGAATAGGTGTTTTCTGTGCGTTAATGTTGACATCAATAGCTCTCTGGATTCTAGTAAGTCTTTCAGCATAAAGCTGAACTGTTAAAGCCGTAGGCTGTCTCAAGAAATTGTTCCATACAATTACACTATCCTGATCGTTACACGACTGCTGTAACTGTGTTATAGAATACGCTCTTCTGTTAATAGGAATCCGGTAAATGTTCAACGGTCCAGTTAAAGCGCACTGTAAAGTCAAGAACGCATCATTTAAATGGTACTTAAAGAATAAACAGTATCCAAATTCAAACAGTATCAGTTCTAGGAACCTAGGGTCACATGTGGGAGGAAGATTGACCCACTCATAAGAGTTGATAGCAATTTCTTTCAGCCTCATGTAATAGTCAAAGAAAGTTGCATCGTTGAACCATTCACTTGTTGTACGGCTTAAGTTTAAGCCACAATAACCGTCATTCATTTTCATACTATCACCTCCTTAAGTGTAGTCAACTCTCCCAAAATATTTTGCATAATTACTTCCGCCCTGACCAATCGTTGTTGTCTTTTCGAATACACCATCTGCTCCGCCTGATGGGTTCCCAGTATTGCCACTGATGTAGGTAATTAAGTTTCCGTCTACTGCTGATACCACACCGCAATGATGAAGTACAGTCGTGCTTTGTGATGTAATGAAAAATACCACATCACCAACTTTTGGTAACTGTCCACCTACCGTCGCTTCCCATGTTCTTCCAAGCCTATTCATAGCATCATACAATGACTGAACTGCCGCGTTCTTAGGAACTTGAGCACCTTTACCAATCATAGCGGCACAGTATGTTAAGAATGTTGTGCACCATGCATCTTTTACATAACTTCCGTAGTACCACACTTGCCATAATCTCACAGTATCGTCCCATTCAACCGCACCTATAAACTGTCTTGCATATTCGTCAAGCCTTGTTTCAGTAGGTTCCTGATAGTTAGCCGTTATGGTTACATCGTTTGCTGGCATGTGGAAAGTAGTTTGTACTGCATTTGGATCGTCAAAAGTTCCGCCAGCGCTTGTTGTCCAGTTAATAAAATTGATAGCTGACTGAGCATTAATCGCTATAGCTGTACCCTCGTTGTAATATCCTGACCCATATCCATTCACTACTGATAAATGATACTTAGGCTCTGGAGTCGGACCGGAACCGGAATTGTTTCTTGTGTAGTCTCCTACCCAGTCACCATGCCAGAGGGTTACTCCTCTGTTAAACATATTCTTAATGTTGACAAGGTGTTCTGTGTTACAATTACCTGTTACTTGCGCATTAACAGTTTTAACATAATTCCACGATGGTCTTCCCGTAGTGTTTGGTACTTTCAGTTTGTTTACCTTATACCCAAACGCATCGAAGTATCCATCGATAGATTTTGCGTAATCACTGGTAATCGTCATTTCTTTAGCTATGAAACCATACTCATTATATGCGAGTAGGAAGTTTTCACCCGCCGTGTTACCTCTTGCTTGTGCTGGTGTAAAACTATGTTCAATTCCTCCAAGCATATTGTTAAGGGCAATACTTCCAGCACTGGTAGCTAAACCTGCTAAAGCAGTAGATGGGCTACCAAGTGCCATTTGAGTTGCGGCTTTTACAGTAGCGCCTGACAACGCCATGGCATTTGTTACCTGCTGTTGTGCTACCCAATTAGCATAAGTGTTTCCTACCCACGTGCATATCGGATAGTTTCCTATGCTGATTCCTTCGTCAAGGTTTGCGCCAAGTCCCTTATAACTTTGTGGCCAACACCATATTCTACCATTCGGTGAAATACTTCCCATGGTTCTAAGTTCGCCTGCCGCAACAGCCCAAAACTCATATCTTAAAACACAGTCTGACCCACTCTGGTTACTCAGTGAAACGTACCGGAAAGGATAGGTTAAAAGCTTTTTATTACGTGGAACGTACCCGTCAAGTCTCTGTGAGTTAGGAATGTTCCATGCACTCGATGAGTTTGGGTTTCTCTCTAACTCTTCTCCGTCTTCCTGATTTGGGCTTACCACTTCCACTGGGAGCATGAACACTGTAACAATATTGTCAAGCATTCCTTCGGTAGATAGTCTGTCAAGCATTGCATTGAATGAACTTGCTGACGAGTAACAGTAGTATCTCACTCCAGAGAATGTGCCACCATAAAATCGTCCTCCAACTACGCCTTTCCCTACTTGCAAGTCAACCGTTGCTCCTGCCACAATCCACCATGTGTCAAAGTATCGTTCAGTTACAGCATTCACAACAAAGTCTCCAAGTGCTAAACCTTCATCGATTAAGTTTGCTCCTGCTGTATCATCGTTGACGTGTTCGCGTTCTACCATGCAAGGGTGAATCTCTACGTCAAATAAAAAAGTTTGCCACGAGTCTATCTCAAAATATACACGAGTTAAACCTTCTGAAAAATACTCAACTCTGGTTATGAAAGCATAGAACCAGTTTGCATTAAACGCGTTATTTTGATACATTAAATAGTTACACTCATATATTTCGTCATATTCCGCAGGATAATCGACGTATTTCTGTTCCCTTTGGTATGTTAAATCTGCCGCTGTGTGGGCTGTCTTTGAAATGAAATACGTCGTTTGCTCTGTCCTTGTGGGAAAGAATGTCCTGCTGAACTGATTGGTATATGAGTTATCCAACGGCACATTTTTAAGCAAACGTACCGTTGTCATAGGTTCATAACTCATATTAACTCCTATCTGTTTGTGGTTAATTAGGTGAGAGTTACAGTAGCTGTACCAGTCTTTGTTGGGTCAGTTTTACTAGCGGCTGTAACCGTTAAAGTATCAACTGTGATTCCGGCTTTTACTGTGAGAAGCCCGTTTGCGTCAATCGATGCATTTGCATCTTCGGTAACTGTCCAAGTAACCTCTGGAGAGATAAGACCTGTTCCAGTAACATCTGCTTTAAACTGAATCGTTCCGCCTGCCGCTTTTTTAAGTGAAGCAGTTCCGGGTGTTACTGCTACGGCTGTTACTGCGGGAGCCTGCGTTGTAAAAGCGATTGCATTCTTAAACGGAGAATAAGAAAGCGTCTGCCAGTGGTGAAGGAAATAGTTCCAATAGAGTCTTGCTCCGTTGTAAACTTCCGTCATGGCAAGATAGTTGTCAAATACCATGAACCATTCACGGTCAACGGTAAGAGCCACAACTCCTTCTTTCTCAAGGCCGCCAAAATCATCTACGATTACACGACGTCCGATAAAATCAGCTTTATCCATGTTGAAAGCAGAGGCGAGTACTTCTACATCTACGGTTGCCGCAAGACTTGTAAGCATGAAAATATACTGCTCTCCGATTGGTGTGTGAGTAGTTACGCCCATATAGTTGTACTTATCAGACATAAATGTTAAATCCAGAGCGGCTTTACGAATAGCCGTCATTGCCTGCTTTCCAGTAGCTTCATTTGTCGGGTCAGGAATAGCAACCGGATAGATTGCGCCTCTGTTGCCTGCCTCTAAGAAAATGTTCTTCATGAGCAGGAATTCTGCGTACTCGTCGGAAGTATATACCGCTTCGATCATCTTACCAACTAAATCTTCTACTCCCTGATAGGAAATGAAAGCGGTTCTTAAATCGTCGTTGCTGATCGTGATCGGGAATTTATCCTGTCTGTTTCTTGAGTGGAATACAGCGCGAACGTCAGGAATTCTCTGTTTGAACAAGTCTTCCTGATTTGTCATGCCGAGATCGTCTTCTCTGTAATAAGGCTCCGCCTTAATGATGTTTACAAAGATTTCTTCAATCGTCTCACCCAGTGTAATTTCCCCACGCTTAAATGGCTTAAGGGGGTTATTGTAAGTACGACTTGTAATAAGCACAAGACCGATTCTGTTTACCAAAGCGCTTAAGAACTCATTCGCCGCCGCCTGATATTTTAAGATAGGGTTTCCTACCTCTTTGATATTATCCTGTGTTGCCTGCGGAATCCATTCCTTATACTGATTAGAAGCCTCCGCACGAATTACGTTTAATAAATCCATTCCTTTAGGGGTCGCGCTGTACTTTGCGGCCGCATATGTTGGTTTAACTGGCATTACTTAGCCCTCCCTTTCGTCCCAGAGATCGTCAAAACTTTTCTCTGCATCATTGTCCTGCCTGATATCTCTATCCTGCCTGTCGTCTGCTTCTCTTAAATCTTCTCTAGCAGAATCACGCATCATGTACCTGCGGTTGTCTGCTTTCAAACGATCCATTTCTGCCATGAGCGAATCATAATCTGCGTCATAGCGATCGAGTTCTCTCTCATAGTAATCATATCTTCTCCTTAATCTGTCTAAACGATCATTTACATCATCGTCTGGATTGGAGTTCCTGATCTGCATGAGAGTGTCCTCTAAGTCAAAGTCAGACCAATCTTCCTCGTCGTAGTAATAACCACGCTCTTCTCTCCGGTCTTCCCTTGCATTTTTTTCGAGTTCACGAGGGCTTCTTTCATCGTCACGACGTGAGTCGTTGCTTCTCTCCTCGTCTTCTCTTTCGGGGCGATCTTTCCTTCTATCGTCACGTTTTTCGTAACGGTCTTCCTCGCCCTCTTTCTTGCGGTAGTCTTCCCTTTCATCAAAGTCACGCCTTGCTCTGGAAGACCACTTTCTACTCCTAGCGGCCATTGTT